GCTGAGCCTTACGAAGGTTACGCGGGATTAGCTGCACGTGAGCTCTTCCTCGGCATACAAGAGGCAGCTAACATAGCACGTGAGAACAATATGGAACGAGCATTCGCGATAGCTCCTACCGCCAGTTGTTCTTACAGGAGTAGAGATCTCAAAGGTTTCACTTCTACACCAGAAATTGCACCACCAATTAGTCGAGTAGTCGACAGGGATTCCGGTGAGTTTGGTGTTGAACAGGTAAAATATGGCGACGTCGAGATCGCATCCGAGGTAGGATGGGATAATTATAAGTTAGTAGCAGATCAGATAATGATTATGCTCGAACGAACAGGATTGCTTCATGGCTATAGCTTCAACTCTTGGAGTGATATGGTGACTTACGATGAGGCATTTATAGAAGAGTGGCTTAACTCACCACAGACTTCTCTATATTATGCCCTGCAAGTAATGGGAGACACACAGGATAAGACAGATGCTTACGCAGCACTGCAAGATACTGAGGTCGACGATTATTTAGCAGATATTATGAGTAAACCAGACGAAATAGCTTGTGATTGTCAACAATGAATCCCTATATAAAACTACTGTCCCGGAAAAGATCTTGGACACCTGTACAAACATCTAAAGGAAAACTAAAAGAAGGTGCAGAAGAAACCATCTACCGTGCTCTTGCAATACGCCATATGGAGTTACCAGTTGGCGAGTTCATTACAGACGCACTTAATAAGGAAGTTCCCCACGCTGCTAGAGCACTTCTAGAGAGCAACGTCAAAGATGAGATCAAACATGATCTTGCACTTGGCTACATCACCAACGCATTAGGCGTAGATGAACAAGCCGAAGCTGAAGCACTACGCTTACGCGCAGCTTGGGAAGAACATCCAGACCACACAATACTAAAGGCATTAGTAGCAGAGAGAGCAATCTTTTTTGTACTACTACCATTCTTTAGATTCTGTGGTGATGCCGGTCTAAGAACTGTCAGTGCAGATATATCTAGAGACGAGCAAGTCCATGTGGCAGCTAACTCTCTGGTATGTACAGAGCTAGGATTAAAACCTAGTCAGTCACTAGACAAACTAAGAAAGGCAACTATTAACTGGGTAATGCAACCCTTAAAACAAAATGCCGATAGATATTTGGACAAAAAATTTTGGCTAGATGCAAGCGACAGACTTATGTACGAAGGCAAAGCACCAGAATTTTCTCAGACCAAGGCAGCTAGAATGCCTGCATTTTTTGAACACTCGAATGTCAATCTCCCTCAATACTCTTAAGCTACACAACGATAGACTTGATGAGTTATTAAAAAAGTTAGAACAGAACTTCGGGTGGAAACCAGTTCACCCAACAGAAGATATAAACACAATTATGTACAGAGCTGGTCAAGCCAGTGTGATTGAGTACATCAAATCAATAGAAGAGGACGAAATCTAATGTGTATGTTTGGAGGCTCTCGTAGCACCCCACCACCCCCACCATTACCCCCAGCTCCACCACCACCTTTACCTCCTACACCAACCGCACCACCTCCTGACCCAATCGTGAAGGATGTGAACCCAATGGTAAAGAAAGCAAAGATGGGTAACAACAAAGTTAAAAACCAGTACTCCAAAGGTACAGGTTCATTAAAAATTAAATTAAATCCTAAAGTAAATACAGGTATGTCCGGACAAGGCGGAACCGGAGGACTTAACTAATGTTAGCTCGTGAGAGATACAATCAACTGGTAACAGATCGACGACAATTCCTAGACAAAGCCGTTGATTGTTCAAAGCTCACGTTACCTTATTTAATTCAAGACGATACATCTTCGAGACCTACACACGAAACTTTAAATATTCCGTGGCAATCAGTGGGAGCTAAATGTGTTGTAGCTTTAGCTGCAAAGTTAATGCTTGCAATCTTACCTCCCCAAGCCACCTTCTTTAAGTTACAAGTCAGAGATGACAAGTTAGGTGAAGATATGCCTCCCGAGATAAGGAGTGAATTAGATCTATCCTTTTCAAAGATGGAGCGAATGGTCATGGACTACATCGCAGCATCAAATGATAGGGTAGTTATACACCAAGCACTTAAACATTTAATTGTTGGTGGTAATGCACTTTTATTTATGGGTAAGGATGGTATAAAAAACTATCCTTTAACAAGGTATGTCGTTAACAGAGATGGAAATGGTAACGTCCTAGAAATAGTTACAAAGGAATTGATAAGTCGAGACGTACTTGGTTACGAGCTGCCAAAGCCTCAACCAAACACGGGCATCGACGAAAGCCAAGGTAGTCATACTGATGATGTCGAAGTTTACACGTGCGTGAAACTAGAAAACGGCAGATGGGTATGGTACCAAGAAGTAGAAGACATGATAATACCCGGCTCACGTAGTAGTGCTCCTAAGAATGCAAGCCCTTGGCTCGTTCTTACTTTCAATTCTGTTGACGGAGAACAGTACGGACGTGGTAGAGTAGAAGAGTTCCTTGGGGACTTGAAATCTCTCGAAGGTTTATCGCAAGCATTAGTGGAAGGAGCTGCTGCTGCCAGTAAGGTGATCTTTCTGGTCAGTCCATCTTCAACTACAAAACCAGCCACCATTGCAAAGGCTGGAAATGGAGCCATCGTACAAGGTAGGGCAGAAGACGTACAAGTTGTACAGGTAGGTAAGACTGCTGACTTCTCCACTGCTGCAAACATGGCGCAAACAATAGAAAGAAGATTACTCGAAGCATTCCTAGTGATGAATGTGAGAAATGCAGAGAGAGTCACAGCAGAAGAAGTCAGACTAACACAGTTAGAACTAGAGCAACAGCTCGGTGGCATCTTCAGTTTGTTAACAGTATCTTTCTTAATACCATATTTAAGTAGAACTTTATTAGTGCTACAAAGAAACAATGAAATACCTAAACTACCAAAAGATATAGTACGTCCAACAATCGTTGCTGGTATTAATGCTTTAGGTAGAGGTCAAGATAGAGAAAGTTTATCTATGTTTGTAGGTACCATAGCTCAGACATTAGGTCCAGAAGCTCTTATGAAATACATAAATCCTGAAGAAGCAATTAAGAGATTAGCTGCTGCTCAAGGTATAGATGTATTAAACTTAGTTAAGAGTCAGGAACAGATGGCACAGGAGCAAGAACAAATGATGCAAGCACAACAACAGCAAACATTACTTGAACAAACTGGTCAACTTGCTAACAGCAAACTTGCAGACGGAGAAAACTTACAGAGTCTTGGCGATTCACTTCAACCACCACAACCTGAATAATGGCAGAAATTTTATCATATGATAATACTCCTGACACAGAGGTTCTTTCTGAAGAAGAGCAGAACTCTCTGGAGGTAGGAGAAAAGTTAGTAGCAGAACAAGAAGGACTACTAGCTGGTAAATATAAAAATGCTGAAGATTTAGAACAAGCATACTTATCATTACAAAAGAAACTTGGACAAACAGAAGAAGAAGAAACCGAAGATGTCGGAGAAAGAGAAGAAGAGGAAACTGATGAAGAGGTATCTGAGTATGCTCCTGCGGTCAGTCTAATCAACGAAGCGTCTGAAGAATACTATGCTAACGATGGCACTCTATCAGAGGAAACAATAGGAAAGTTTTCTAATATGAGTAGCCAAGATTTAGTAAATGCTTACATAGAAATTCAAGCTAACAACCCACAGCCACAACAGTCTGTGGAGATGTCTGAAGCACAAGTTAACACAGTTATGAATGCAGCAGGCGGTGAATCTAATTATGATACAGTAATTGAATGGGCTGCTACCAACCTACCTGAAAAACAAATCGACGCATTTGATTCAGTAGTTGACTCTGGTAATGCAGCAGCTATTGGCATAGCCTTTCAAGGACTACAAGCTTCTTACAACGACGCGAACGGATACGAAGGCAGAATGCTACAAGGCAAACCAGCCGGTAGTTCAGGACAAACCTTCAGATCACAAGCCGAACTCGTCGCAGCGATGGGAGACCCACGCTATGATAATGACCCAGCTTACAGAGCTGACGTCGTAGACAAGTTAAACAATTCAGATCTTAATTTCTAATGGCTAACAAGAAAAAGAAAAAGAAAACTCTGATTGATAAATTAAAACTTAAAATTAGAGACAGAGTACTTGGCAAACTTACTAGAGTTAAAGATCAGGAAAGATTAGAGAAGCTAAAGAAACAAGAAGGTTTCTAATGTACAAGCCCGTCTACTGGTATCATGGAAATGTAAAGTTCCCGGACACTGAGGTAGATCAAGTTACAAAAGAACTGAAAAGAATTGGCAATGAGATGCTGGTCCGTGGATATCCAGCCAGCTCTTATCACTTTAAGATATTTAACAGACCTGATAAAATCTGGGCTGGAAGATACACTAAAATGGTAGAAGACATTACTAAGTCAGTTAACTTATACTCTTCTACTAAGTATCTATTTTCTTATTGGAGCCAGCTATACTCTAAGGACATCCAACACACCCCACATCACCACTTCGATGCAGCCGAACAGAGTGGACAGATATCATTTGTTCACTTCATCAGACCTGACAAAGAAAAATCTTTTAGATTCCTGACTCACGAGAAAGAGGATTGGACACCAGCCGAACAGAATGAAGGAGATGTAATATGCTTTCCTTCATGGTGTTGGCACAGAGTTGCTCCAGTCATAACATCAGAAAGATTAGTCGTTGCAGGCAATATTGAAATCGACTACATGGAAGATAAATACAAATGAAAACAAAAGATCTTGACACGCTACTCGAAAACGAGTATGCTTATGAACCACCTATTCAATTAATCGACATGTCACACAACAAACACTCAATTATGACACATGAAGCTGAACGTTTCAACGGCTGGGCAGCGATGCTTGGTTTCGTTGCTGCTATTGGTGCTTACGTCACCACTGGTCAGATTATCCCCGGCGTATTCTAACCAGCCGAGGCAAATTTCCCCATATAAATGGAAGATGAGTTGCTTTGATTTTGTGCAAGCAAGACACAAAGTACTCTTGGATGCAGATCTTCCTATGAGGGAAAAATATAAAGTCATCCAATTTTTCCTCTCTAAAGTCGAAGAGGAATGCGACAACATTCATTCAAGCTAATCACATGGCAGCAATCTCACTACAAAGAGACACTACTACCAACTGGGAGAAGTTTTGTAACTGGGTCACTAGCACAGAGAACCGTCTATACGTAGGCTGGTTTGGTGTGCTAATGATTCCATGTTTACTAGCAGCTTCCACATGTTTCATACTCGCCTTTATCGCAGCACCGCCTGTAGATATAGATGGCATACGTGAGCCAGTTTCCGGCTCGTTAATATACGGAAACAATATTATATCAGGAGCAGTCGTCCCCTCCTCGAACGCAATCGGACTACATTTCTACCCTATATGGGAAGCCGGAACCTTAGACGAATGGTTATACAACGGTGGACCATACCAACTTATCGTCTTTCATTTTTTGATAGGCGTGCTTGCATACGCAGGCAGACAATGGGAACTATCATACAGACTAGGTATGAGACCATGGATTTTTGTGGCATACACAGCTCCAGTCTCAGCAGCTCTAGCAGTATTTTTAGTTTACCCTTTTGGACAAGGGAGTTTTAGTGATGGTATGCCTCTTGGTATTTCTGGTACTTTTAACTTCATGTTCGTATTCCAAGCAGAACACAATATCCTTATGCACCCGTTCCAC